GATTATCGTCAGCCTTAATGCCACGTCCTTTGCCCCCGCCCCAGTTGGTATGAGCCGCAACCACAGTACCATCTTCTTTACCGCAATGTTGACAAGGCAAACAACGGGCGTTTTCTAGCAATTTTTTTGATCTAACATAGGTTCGCTTGAGTATCATGTGTGCGCCCTGTCTACGACCCGATTAGTGGCTTCTTCGGTGCGCCAAATCTCTACTCTGAGTCTTGCCGCCTCCATTTTCCATTTTATGGTCTCTTCAACTTCGATTGCGTGCCCCAGCCCCATCAGCAATTCAATATATTCGGGATGACTGTACGCCTCCCGTTCTTGTTGGTTGACTGCCTGTATGCCTTGTTCCATAGCATCTTTCATTAACAGCGCTTTTTTTGATTTTCTAAATTCTTCAAGGTAAACACGTTCTGATTTGGCTTTTGCGTAAACTTTAGCGTTATCTCTTATGAAATCAACAGCCCTATGATGAGCATCCATTAAATCTTGTTCTGTCATTTGTTTCGTTCCTTTAATATTTCTTCAGCCCATCTTGCACCCAAAATAAAATCCAAATTATGAGTTTTTTGATCTTTCATATCCTCATCAATCAACCCTACCCATTCTTTGTTTAGCGCATCCTCTATTGTGCGGACAAATCCTGCACTAAAGTGATCTAAAAGTATGTTTATAGCTTCCTGTTTAGTCATTCTTGTCTCCTAGTACATTGATGAACGTTTGGGCATACATTGGACGTCAATCACTATGTCGCTGTACATTCCTGAAACCATACGTTTAGATATGATTGGTACTGGTCTTAAATTACCAGCTTCACATTCCATTGAAGCCTGTACAACCTCATTGCGGCTCATCTGTTGAGCTTGTGGCTCTACCTTAACGGGTACTATTGGGGGTTTGTTATCAGCGCACCCAGCTAAAATTAAAATTGCTATTAAATATTTCATTTGATTACTCCTATCATTCTTAAAGCAGAATCAGCGCTATCTACGATTGCAAGCGCCCCTCCTCTCCATTCTGCGTGCCATCTTTGTTGGTCAGGTGTTAATTGACGGTCTGACGGTGGTTTTTTACCGTCTTTCACTTCCATTAACAATGTCACTCCTCTGAATCCAACCAAAAGGTCAGGAACACCTTTACCAACGTCTGAAAGCAAAACAACCGTAGCACCAGCTGTGCGTAATGTGTCCACAATAATTCGTTGGTTTTCATCAATTCGTCCACGTCTCATAATTTAGATCTGAGTTGTTGTATTTTTTCTCTTATATGCTCTGGCGGTGGAACAAATTTCTTACGTTCCTCCTCCAATTTAATCAAATACGGGTCACGATCTTGAACAATATCAGTTGTTTCGGGTATTTCTGCCCCGTCCCAGCGCTGACCGTTCAAATAAACCAACGGTGCGGGAATGAACGCCCCGTTATCCTTACGCCATTGATCTGTGGTTTTCATCCAATCAACGTGTTTTATGATTTGGTCAGCACAAGTTTCACAATAGTATTTTTTCCATTTTTTGAGACATTCTTGTTTTGCTCCCTTACGTGGGTTTTTTGGCCATGCCGCCCAAAATCTATCAAAGCCCGTCTCTAACATACAAACCCTCCCGATTGAGTGAATCCATAATTTCTTTTGCTGTGTAAAGATGTTCAGCCCATAACAAAATGTGCATATACATCTGTGCGTGTGATTTTTTACCCTGTGCGTATTTTTGTCTTGCTAAAATATAATTTTCAACACCAGACCATTTGTGCCCGTAGTAATCTTGAAGTATTTTTAATACTAATTCTGCATCATCCATGTTTGCTCCTAAAAAGGGGGCGTACCCCCTACATTAAAACGGTATGTCATCCTCTTGTTCATTACGCTTTGGGGGCGCTGAATCTTTAGGCAACGGTGTGTTTAAATAAGCCCAGCCATTCCAATGTTCGTCTGTTACAGGGAATGCGCTGAGTTTTAACATAAGCCCGTTTCTGGTATCTATTACGCTACCAATTTGTGTGTAACGCAATTTTTCTTTTCCCTCTCTGTCGGTGTATTTACCTGATACGACTTTTACTTCATAGACTGTTTTGCTCATTTTGTTACCTTAAGTTCGTTTAATTGTTTTACTTTACTATCTAAATCATTCAAAAATGACATTACTTCTTTTTCCAACATCGCTACGTAAGGAGAATCATATTCGACACGCTTAACAAACAGTTGTAAGTCTGTTGGCATACGTGGGTCGAATGACACAAAATCGCACCAATGACGTCCAGCACAAGCCATCTGCCATTGCATCTGTGTGTTGTATTTGCCTGGAACGGTCTGCGTTAACAAAGTATCAATGTGTGTTGCTGTATTTGGGCATTTTATTTCTACCATCCCAAAATCTCCAACCAATCCATCAGGACTTGCGCCTGATTCCCATATAGTTGGATGAACCAAAAATCCAACCTCATCAACCAAAACGTTTTGATGACTTTCGTAAGCCGCACGTGCTAGTGGCTCTTGATCTACTCCCCATTGCATAGCCGCATTGGTAAAAGATTCAGCGGGTTTACCCGTAAGAACCTCACAAACTAACTGAGCCAAATAATTCTCACGGGATGTAGAGTACCCTGTCTTTGTCTTAGCAATCACGTCTGCGACACGACTAGCTGTCACCTTGCCCATTCTTGCCGCAAACCATTCTTCTGTTCTTTGTTCCATCATTTCACCTTTAATGAATAAACTGCCACAATTACGTCTTTACCAAACTGGTTTTTGACTTGCTTCCTTGAAGACACGATTTCGATGCCAGTTGTTTTTAGCTCTGCAATTCTTGCCGCAAGTCTAAAACAACCAAACATTTTCAAAGCATCCATTGCTGTCAAAGATTTTCCCTTAGACAAATAATCAAATATCATCATGTTCTGTGTTTCCATCAGATTCTCCTATTTCAACTTCACAAATGTCTCGAATCAAATCAAACATAAAGCTGTTGTGACCCTCTAATCGTTTCAGCCTTGTCTTTAAATTTTTGTTTTGTAGTTTTATCTCTCTCATTTCTAAACACATTTCATAATCCCATTTTTGACGGTAATTGAAATTGTCCATTACATAACTAATGCGATTGTTGATTTCCTCTATTGGTATTGTCATGATAGTTTTCCTTTGATTTGATCTTTTTTCGCTATAACTTGTTTTTGCCAATTTGTATCGCCATCACATGACGCATACGCTTCAATGTAAAGTTTTTTCAGCCCGTCCATATCAGTTATTTCATCGAATGCCGCCATGTAGTCCAGCATCTTTGATTCGTCAACTTTGGTGGTTGTTGCTGATTCCTCACCTTCAGGCAAATCTTCACCAGCGTAAATGTATAGACCCAACCCGTGTAAACTTAGCGCCTTAGTCATACAACGCATAATGGCCGTGTTGACCGCAAAAGCATCAGGGTTTTGAATAGCCTTATTCATATGGTTCATTACTGGCAACTGACACGTCATTGGCTTGTCAAACAACGTAACTGTTACCCAAACCATACAAGTGCCGTTAATGTTCATAAAAGGCTGTAACACGCCCTCGCTGTTATCAAACAACTCTACTTTGTATGTAGCCTTTTCATCAGCCTTAAGCGCTTCAGCCCAAGCCCAAGCCCAAGATAAATACGTCAGTTTGTTTTTCTTTTCTGTGTGTTCATTGACGTTGAGTGCTAATAAATCTTTAATCATTTTTCAATCTCCTGAGTGCTTTAAGTTGATGTGTTTCACCGTCAAACAAAAATTCAACGTTGTGCGTCCCATTGGCAGAAAATTCAACGCCTTTGTACAAATCTGAAAACATAACTCTAGCTGACACGGCAAAATCAGGTGTCGGTTCAGGGTCAACACGGTATTCAGTATTTTCATTCCAATTCGGATTACCACATGCAATCCATTCGTTGTAAACTTTCTGCTGGATGCGCTTACCTTCAGCCCAATCAATAATTGTGTGATAGTGTTTGTGTTTCATTGTGATTCCTTTGCGATAATTTCATATTGGAGTTCTTTGATGTACTCCTCATGTTGTCGAATAATTGCTACCAACTCGTGTATTTTGAATTGATATAGATCAATCAAATTTAAAGTGACTTTGATTGTGTCGTCTGAAGTGTTCAATGCCGCTTCATGTAATTCTGCAATGATGTCTGTTCCGTTCATTACGGTCTCCAAACAAAAAAATCTAACAACATAACAACAACAGCAAATACATACACCACAGCAAAAACCCAGTTCATAGCATTTGGGTTAGCGTAATGTTCTATTGGGGAATCGTCTTCAGGAAATGCCTCACGCATAGTGCGTGGAAATTTTCTGGTCGTATCGTTCAAATCTTCATTCATAAATGCTCCTAAAAGACCCTTACGGGGATTAAAAAAAAGGGGACAAGCCCCTCTGCAAGTTACGCCATCAACAGCTCTTTAGCATGCGATTTCAGGCGGTTTCCATCTCCAAACCAAGCATTAGCAAGTCTGGAGTCAGATTCACGACCAGCTTCATGGTCAACGTACTCAGTAACAGCGTTCAACAAGCCCCATTTTGTCCCGCTTACGCCAGGCAAATCTGAACCACGTCCACGTCCGTCAAACAGCTCTAAAACAGCTTTGTAACCCTTTGATTCTTTCATTTCACCCGATTTGAAAGGGTTTTGAACCATCGGAAATATTTGTTTCAAGAATTTATCAACTTGCGCTTTTTTGACTGACTTGCGTGCCAAAAATCTAAAGTCATCCATCATTCCTTCAAATCCGCTAACCGCAATACCAAGCTCATAACGCAACAAACTAGCATCAAAATCTGAACCGTGTGTCAACTTAACACGACCAACATTTTTTTCGTTGTCTGCCATTGATATAGTGTTATTACACACAACACGAACGCTAGTGAATTGACCGATAGTGGCTGTTGAACCGTCAAACGATGTGGACAACAACAAATAACCTTTGACCATATCATCGTGCAATACACAGGCTTCTTTGTTAACGTTAGCAAGTGCCCAAATACGTTTACCGCCACGCAAACAACCAGCAACTTCTAATTTGCAACCAGCAGACTGAACAAGTGTGTTAAAAAAATCTAATATTTCAGTAGGCTGATGGATTTTGTAACGTCCTGTCATTACGCCAAGTGATTCGTAATTATCGCTACGATAAATAACGTTGCGACCAGAATTGAGTTGAAGTTGTGTGTGTGCGGGCGTGTAGACAGCTGGGGCAATGAGTGCTTCCCAATTAAGACCAGCTTCAACGCTCCAAGTGTCGATTGATGCGTCAGCTGTTAATTCTTGACCAAGACCGTGCCAGGGCGTTTGTCCAACAAATGCGATTTCAGCTTTGCCAGTAATCTTGTTTGTTTCGATTTCGTGTGCCATCAGATTTCTCCTAAAGTTTAAAAGACCCCAAAATCGGGGGGTGAAAGAATTATAAGCTAACTTATATTCCCGAGTAAAGTTTAGGGTTATGTTTTGATTTGATGTTGGTAAAAACTTATAAGAACCCTTATAATTACAACATGGATAAAAAAGAATTGTGTAAATTAGCGGGTGGGCAGACCAAACTAGCTAAATTGCTTGGTATTTCTCAAGCGGCAATCAGTCAATGGACGGTGATTCCTATGGCGAGACAATGGCAGTTGCAACTTTTAAAGCCAGAATGGTTCAAAAAATAAAAATTTAGCTTATAATTAAGTCGTTGCCGTCGCACGCAATAGCTGAAGCCACTTACAGAAGTATCTTGCCCCTTGAATAAGGGGGTGCGACCAAGGTACTTTTTTAAGTGGCTTTTTTATTTTGTGACGCATCCGTACCCCACACGGAGCAGAGTGTCTGAATGGACAGCTTGGGAGAAAACACCGCTAATCAGTTACACCCCTGATTTTGTGACCAGACTTGATTTAGGTACTGGTAAAGCACGATATAACTTAGGTGGAAAACTAGGTATCGTGTATAAGATGAATAAATCCGTTATGCGCACTTAGTCTACTAATACTGGTAGATGGAGCTGGTTGGTACTATCCACCCTAGGAGAATCTATGCCTAAAAAAAAGGACGCCCAAAATGATTGATACCATTTTATTTTTATTGATCGGTTTTCTGTTGGGAATGCTCTCGATCATTGCGGGTGCAATTTTTATTTGCTGGGCTGGGGGTTGGTCTAAAAACTAACGCATGTTGGGCAGAGGTGCACTAGATTGCGAATTTGCGTGTGCTTTTTCTGCGGGTAAACTTTCATGCTTTTTTAATTTGTCCGCAAGTCTGTGAATTTCGTTTTCATTTGCTTTTTCATGTTCACGCAAAACAACATAGTGTGATTTTGGTGATTTGTGTTCTTTGCCGCTGATTTTAAAATTTGTCGCCATGATATTTCCTTATGCTATTGTTTGACCTGATTTAAGTTCTGCGATAGTTAAACCGCCCGCGTATTGGAAGTGAGCTAATTCTTTAAAAGAATGCCATTCACCAGCCCAATCTAATCCAGCTTGTTTTCCCAGCTGTCCTACGGTTTGCCATATTGGATGAGTTCCATCCCAATCAGGCTTCCCAGAAATGAGAGGCACAACGTCAACAGCACAGCGATAATTATGGAAAGACTCACCGCTTTTAGCATTTGTAACAATTCGTCCTGGTTCTGTTCGTCCTTGGGCATACAAGCTCTCCTGACTTTCGTTATCACGATATGTAGAAGTAACCAATAAATCAATGTTATTGTCTTTGCATAATTGTATAAATGTTTCAACACGTTTTTTGACTTCAGGCAAAAGTTCATCTAACGATCTGGAATTTATCATTTTTCCTCCGTTGGGGTTGATTTATGTAACATGGCATCTTTGGCTTGACTACCAGCTGACGAACCAAAATAAAATGACATGATAGCAGTCCAAGCTGTGCCCAAACTACCTAACATAAGTAGTAATGCGTCCGATGTTTTGAATGTTTCCATCATCAATCCGACCAAGATACCAAAAAACCCGAACGTGACCATAATAGCGAGTGCGGGTGGAATAAATGAGTGCGTATTTTGTTGCATGTCCCTGGCTGACTTTCGATCTGTCACCGCAAGTTGCTCGAAATCTAAACCCAATTCTTGTGCTTTTGCTTTCAAAGCAATTTCAGCTTGCTGGACTGATGCTATTTGGTCAGCAGTCAATTTGCCGTCATCTAGCATCTTTTTAGCGTCATCTTGAGACACTCCAAGCACTTTAGAGACAGCCTCATAAGCCAATCCACCGAATGGACCACCCAGCGCTGTTGCTATGGTAGGTGCTATTGTTTTTAACCAATCCATAATTACTCCTTTGTTGTTTCCTTTTGCTTTTCTAGCTCTTTTTTTAGTTTTTCAATTCTTTTCAAATCATACGCAATCATTATTCGTTCTTGTCTAATGTCCATGTACATAAAACCGATTACAGGCAATATCAACACAAACAAAAATGCTAAACAAATAATAACAATTACATATCCCCAGTCATTTGTTTTAGTGCCCACATAAAGCTCATAATGTAAATTGAAACAAAAATTACCGCAATGGTTGATGCTGTCCTAAACCAAATTTTGTCAGCAAACTCTCGTTGTTCAGCTTCAATTTGTCTCCGTTTTTTGAATTGAGCTTGTCTAGCCAACGCCTGTTCATTTTGAATAGTACCAATCATCTGATTGATGCGAGTGTACAAATCTTTGAGTTCTGGTGGAACGTGATACACCATATATTCCCTTAGTTCTACTTGCATCGTTTCCATTTGACTTAGCGCTAACACACGTTGAACAGCTTTTTCAGTTTGATCTCCTGTTGGGTCATATACAGTTTTAGACTTTTCTTCCTCTTCTGCAATATGATCTTTCAATGCGTTATATGCTTTAAAAAAATCCGTTATGTTTTTTCCAATTTGAGAATAAACAGCATTAGCATCAAATTCTTGTTTGCGTTTAAACTGTTTTAAATCAATTTTTTGCGGTTTTTCTGCAATTTTTTCATTTATTTTTGGTTTAAAACCGAAAATAGCTTTTAGTTCGCCCCAAAACCCCAAAACTTCATTACCGATTGCTTGTACTTCTTTAGCCGTCTTGACAACGTCCTTGACATACGCTTGACCCTCACGGAACATTTCGCAACCCTGTTTAACGAGTTTGAGAGCCGTACTTGCGGCGGCAATAAGCGTAAACGGGTCAATTCAAACACCTCATTTGTCAGCTTTGTTGTCTAGTTTGTCAAATATCTTGTCTAAGATGTTTTCCAAACGGTCAAATCTTTGTTCAATGTCAACTTTTCTAACGTAATGTGTTGGCAAATCAATTTCAATTTTTTGAACGTCTTTTTTGAGAGCCTGTACTGAATCCCAAATTTGACGACACCACCAGCCAAGAGCCATTAGCAATGTTGAAGCACCAATGTTGATAAGTTGTTGCCATTCCATTATTTTGTTTTTCCAAAATCAATAAAATCTTTTACTCTGTTAACGTCTCTAAGCGTTTTCAATTGATTTGCAGTATATTTTGCCGCAGTCAATATTGGTACTGGAACACCTGTAGCCACATAAGAACCAGCCAAATCAGCCAACATTGTTTTTAAATTAGCCGCAGTACCAGAATAATTGACTGAACCTTCAGGTACTGTACGAATATCCTGTACAACTTCATTTAGCGTCCTAAAACGTTCAGCATCTTTTTTTCCAAACACTAAATCCAGCTTTCCACTTTTGTCTAGCTTTTCTAATGCCGCATTAAGTTTAGGCGCAGATGGAACATAATTCCCATGTACGTCCCTGTTAACGCCTTGAAACGTTTGGTCACGCAAATGTTCACCTAAAACGCCTCTAAGTTCATTTATCATTTGCTGACCTTCTGGTCCAGCTTTAGCTAAAGTGTTGAATACTTGTTGTACTTGATCTTTTGTGGCGCTGAGTAACAGTTTTTCGGGCAACTGCTCTAATGGAACAACCCTATCAACCGTGCCTTTTTTTAGTGCTGTAATGTTTTTAACAGTAGGCGTGTCTTCAAATTCAGTCATGTAATCTGTATTGAGTTTACGTGCTGTTTTGTATAAATCACCGCCCTTGTTGGCTGTCAATTGATCTATGGTTTTACGCAACTGATTGCCGTGGTGACCGTTAGATGTACCTTGTTCTGTTTCTTCAGCAATTAGTTTGCGAATATCCTCCATCTGACGCAAATTAATTGTTCCAGTACTATTTGGGTCGTTGTGAGCCAATTCTTCTTCAATCGTACTGAGAATTGGATTTTGTTTTTTTACTGTTGGTCTTTTGTTGTTAACGTAATCAATCAAAGGTTGATATGAAACTTGTTGAAGTGTTTCACCAGCTTCATCTGCCGCATCATACGCATCACTAACTTTTTGATAACGATCTTTTTTGTATGTGTCAACAACAGAATTTATTTTTTGACCAAGTTCAGAACGCTCAATGCCTGTTAACTCAGCGCCTGTATTGTTAATAGCTTTTTGGAAATTAGTCGATACTTTAGCGTTTTGGTCTGCATACATATCACGAAACATTTTTCCAGCCACAGGGTCTTTTGCGTGTTCCCTTGCCCAATTTACATCAGCAAAATCTCTGGTTAACTGACTTCTTTCAAGGTCTATTGGTTCCCACAAATCTTGAGCATTAGCTTTGCGCACAGCAACTTTATCAGCCTCAGCCGCACCAATGCTACGCAAATTTGGATTTGCTTCAGGCTTCATCGTTTCTTTTAGCGTTTTAAACTGCTGTTGTACTTGTTCTTTAGCTTTTCCAACAGTTTCAGCGCCCTCAATAGCCGCAGTTTTTACTTTACCAGCGCCTTCAGCGACAGCTTTTCCGACAACTGGTGCTAATTTGATACCAGCCGCTTGTGCGTACCAAGACACTTCGTCTTTGGGTAATCCTGTCTGTTCAGCAATGTATGAAATTGGTTTGTCAGCATATTGAGCAATCGTACCCAAAATTTTTGTGGCAACTTCTTTTTGATATACAGGGTCATTAGTAATGCCCATCGCTTTACCAACAGGATGACTAGCAAAATCTGCTACACGGTTCAATACGTCTGTACCAGCCGTTGAATTTGTCAAATAATCTGCCGCTTTAGCAAACGGTGTAGCAACAAATTGTCCAGCTCCCAATAGACCGCCATAAGCAACGTCTGCTTTTGCCGCAATGTCTTTAGCCCACCATTCAGGGTTGTATATTGTTTCACCAGCAGTTTTTTTCAATTCTTGCGTTGTTGGCAAAGTAATTGACGGGGTTATTTTGGCTGTTTTTTGTGCTGTAACCGTGCTAGGAGGCGTTAAATATTTAAGTCCAGGAACATCTATGTCATCAGCTTGAGCCGTGACAGTACCAGGTTTTAATTCAACATGTACGGGGTCTTTTGCGCCAAACGGTCTGTGCAAATCGTATTTGTCTAACAATTCGTTGGGCACAGTTGGCAACAAATCAAAAGCGTCTCCGCTTTCGTGTTTGCTAGTACCAGGAAATGCGACTAAATTACCTTTTTTACCACTAGCAATCCAAGCATCATATAATTTTTTTTCTTGATCGTATGTGCGTGATTTGCTTGTTATTGGCAAATCTAACCCTTTAGGGTTGAGGTCTTTGCGTGTTTTCCATTCCTCATTTAACCGTGTAACACGATCTTGTAAATCAGGATTAATTGGGGGCGCTTCAGTAGCTGGAGCAGTTGTAGCTGACGCAGTAGATGCGACAGGCTTCAAATACTTGAGACCAGGTACGTCTACATCATCAGCTACGTCTGTCATTGGTATTTTCCTTGCTCAAGACGATGAATTGTTTTGGCATCATTTACAAATTTTGTGTATGCGCTTGGCGACATATTTTTAGTTAAATCTTGTATGCGTGCTGTTTTTTCTGCGTCAGGCAAATTAGAGTTTGCAATGTTATCCATTTGGAATATTTTTGAATCATAAGCATTAGACCATGCTGACTTAAATCTTCCTTCGTGAATACTAGCATTGATTTCTCCACGCTTTTCACGGTAATTTTTAACAGCCGTAGAAAACTTATCAGCCGCACTTGCTTGAGCATCAGCCCTTTGCAATATATCTTTAAGTGCTTCATTTGATATTTTGGCACTACCACTTAATTTTTCAGCATCGGCAAAAGACGCATCAGAACGATTCAAGCCCATTGTGTTTGCATTAGAAACAAGCACACCAGCCAAATTTTTAGTCAATCGGTCTAATTCGGGGTTTTCAAACACGTATTTACCACCAGCTTGCAATTTCTGAGCAAGAGTACTACCTTTTGCCGCTTCAATAGCGTTCGTTGCACCTCGCACATATTCTTTGGCTTCTTGAGCTTGTTGTTGAAGTGCGGGTAATTTGTTAAAGTTTTCTTGACCAGCGTTAAATAATTTTTCTTGAACTGGATTGAGTTGTAAAGGTTGTGCTGGTCCATTGTATGTAAGATTTGGGTCTTCATTAACAATTTTAGGCATTCCAGGCGCACTAGCTGGTGGTTTTGTTTGTGGTGTTGTACCTCCAAATTGACCAACGTTGACTTGAGGTGCGCCCCCAGTAGCAGACGGTGTAGTTGTGACAGGCACTTGTTGACCGCCAACTGTTGCAACGTTTGTTGTAGGCGTAAATGCTGTTTGTTGTTGTGGCAATGTAAGCAATTGATTAGCCGTTCCAATAGCAACAGCTGGTAATTTTGAATGATCTCCAACCATCATTAAATTACCTTTAGCCGCATCAGCATATTGTTTCATTGAAGGACTATCAGGAAATGCTTTAACTAAATTGTCTAAAGCACTAGCGTATTCTTTGGGGTCTGTTACGTTAGCACGACCCAATGCGCCATATGTAGAAGCAACAATTTCTCTTTCATTTTGACTAAATTTAAGTTTAGCGTCTTTGGCAAGAGTATTGTTTTGAGCAAGTGTAGACAATTTACTTAAATGATCTGTTCCGGTCATTGGCGCAATAATTGGTATAGCTTTGTTGGCTTTAGTCAAATCTATGTCGCCATTTTCGTCCATGTAATTTTTTGGGTCTTGCATAAACGCATTGAGCTTCATTTGCTCTTTGTTGCGAATTGATGCTTGTGATGCTTCAATGTTTTTCATAAAAGCGCCAGACTGAGCCGATTCAGATTCAGCTTTAGCTTTTTCAATCATGACTGGGTACAGCTCTTTCATTTTCTTTAGCTCATACCCTTTTGAAGCCATGTTCAGCATATCGCTGAGTTTCATTTGCTCAACTTGTGGTGGTTTGGCTTGAATAGATGAAGTGTCAATATTGAAAGATGCCATAATTTATCCTATTGCGTTCAAAATAGCGGGTAACGTAACAGCATTAGAGTAAGCCTGTCCAGCACCTTGAATGCCGCTTGAAATTGCATTTGCCGAGCCTGTAATACCAGCCGCAGTAGCTTGTGCCCCACCAACACCAAGTTGAGTAATGTTAGATGCTGTGCCTGTTGCTAAATTAGACAATCCCGATACTGCGTTTGAACCAATACCAGCAACACTAGCCAATCGATTGAAAATATTACTTTGTTGTGTTTGGTAATTGTTGAAAGCCTGTTGATAAGCGTTTGATGCGTAATCTTCAGCAAATTTAGTATTAGCTGTGTTTATGTTAGAACCTCCACCACCAACATTCATTGCTTGAGATTGCGCCCCCAAACCTTGATTTAACATAAACTGATAATTTGGTGCTAAATTACTTTGTAATTGTTGTGGTCCAAATCCTTGAGTAAGACTTGGTAATTGAGACTGTAATTCAGATAAACCTTGTTGCCCAGTTTGTAGATAAGGCGTGTAATTTGGACTGAGCGCTTGCAAATTACCTTGCATTTGCTGTTGACCAGCTAGTGTAGCGTTAGCAACAGTATTAGCCGCACTTTTCGAAGCTTGACTAGCTAAATATCCACCAACTAGCGATGTGCCCCCAACGATTGCCGCCGCAGTTATAAATGACATATCAACTCCCTAAGACTTTTGTTTTTAACACGTTTCCTGGAGCATACATAGACAATTCATCAGGCTCAATCAGGTCTGTTTCAATTTCATCAATATTGGTTTTATCGGTTATGTGAACCGTAATTCCAATGGCATCTGTTAATGCTAAAGTAACACGTTTTGTGCCTGTTTTGCATTCAATTATATCGCCCGCACTCAATTTACGCATCCCTTTTTCTGTCCAAGCAATGATCTCACCTTTAGCACACATAAAAAAATGTTCTTTTTTGTGTACTTTGCCAACAATCAGCGTTCCAGCTTTTCTTGGTAATTTTCGACAATACATACCACCGCTGAAATAATGCTCAGTATCAAATACTGGTTGCTCCATTTTGGCAATTTCGGCTTGTAATTGTTCAATTTCTTGACGGTTTGGCACTTTGGCTAATTGTTCAAAAACCTCATATTGATGCTTAGAATCATCGCTATCAAATGATAATTCACTACTGGGGGTAAGTACAAGCTCCATCAAAATACGCCTCCTGAGATGCCGCCTATTGCGTTTAAAGTGCCATTTATATATTCGTTTCCGTTTATTGTTTGTTGACCAGTTGTGGTTTGAATAAAACTAGGGTTTTGTAACCATAACAACCAAGGTAAAGACGGTCTTCCAGTTGTTTGATCGAGAAATTGTCCTTGTGGTATGTTGATGTTGGAATTTGGTTGTGTTGCCATCAATTTTCTCCAACTTCAGCTTTTAAATTTGCTGAAACGATAACTGCTTTAACAGGGTCTGTTATCGCAACCTCAAAAATTCTATCTCTCGACCAACCCAATCTTCTCCAAATCGCACGGTTTTTATATTTTCCAACAGCACCAATACTTACCCAATGTTCGTTAGAGTACGTTGAACCGCCATCGTTTGACCAACGTAACATGGCTTGAGGATTTTTCCCTTGTCCGTTTTCTAAACCAACACCAGGCTGAAATTGAATTTGTAGTTCAGCAAAATATTGTCTTTGTAAATCACTTGTAATGTGGGGCGCACGTCTTAATCTGCGAATGGTTGAACCGTTTTCTGTATAGTTAGCATTATCTAACGCATAAATGTTTCCATTAGCGTAATCACCAACTAAATACGAATTGTTAAAAAACGCACCGCAATTTGAACGATGACGATTAAATTGAACACCGTCCCAAGACAGCCATTTATGCCACATTTGAGAAGCAAGGTCATACACCCAAGTTATGTTGATAGACGGAAATGTAACAACATAAAATTCGTGACCTTCAAGCTGATATGTATAGGCAATAGCGTCTGAAACCGTTTGATTCAATAAAGTTTGTTCAACAGCATGAGTTGAAAGACGGGTAAAAGCATAGCCTTGAACAACGCCAATCATTGCTTGACCTCGGCTGTCTTTAGAAACAAACATAAACATTTCGGAAAATCTAGCAATAGAACCGACAGCCGCCAATCCGTGTTGCATCATTGTTCCCTGTATGCGCTGAAAAGGGAAAGAAATAATGCCTGTAATAACGTTGCCTACATCAACCCAAACTTCCGTTGTTTGTTGACCCAATAAATACACTTGCCTATGGTCTGCTATTAAGCCTATGATAGGGTCAGGTGCGGCATCTTTTGTACCGTAATAAGCGTTTGTAGACAAACTTGACCCAAGGTCTGTACAAGCCCAATTTCTAGTGCCTACGTTGTTATAAACGTTGTAATTGTCGCAAACGTCTACAACTGAAGCGCCTTGCCATGGACCATCTGTACTAGGCAAAACAGTAAATGTATTTGTATTAGCAACCCATGTGTAACGATTCGCACCATCAACTATATAAGCTGTTAAACCGTTATTAGTAGTGATGTTGTCAGATATAGAAACAAATCCTTGATTTGTTGTAAGTGAACCAACTTTTGTATAAACGTAAGACGTATTAACAGAATAAACAGAACTATTTATTACAACAAGCAATATAGAATTACCCGATAAATTACGCATAGCCCTTACTGGACCAACTTCAGGCTGAATAATTTGCGTCAAGCCTGGTGTCGGGTAAAGAGCAACAACGCCCCTTATGCCTGGCTGTTTAAGCGGGTCAATCTCAGGATAAAAGTTGATACATTCTTGAGCGTCCTGGTAAATACTAGGCGCTTCATAAGATGGACCAACAAAACCAAAATCAGGCATATCTCATCCTTATCTAAAGAATCCACCCGACAAAATCCAACCAGCATCTTTGGAACGTGATGTAGTAATAACCTCATCGTACCTTGACACTTTAGGTGGTTTCATATTTGTACGTTTAACGGTAGATTTGCCTTTTGCGGCAAATTGCTGAACCATTTGTATTTGTGTTGGCGAAGCCTTACCGTATGAAGGCATTAGATATTCAGCCAAACACCATTCAAGAGCCATGTTATAGCCCTGTGGTAATGTAATCGTATCAGTTAAATTTGTATATTGAGAAAACAAAGTGTCGGCAAAAAGGTGCATTTCGCCTTGTGCTGGGTTGGGCCATACAAAAATATTTCCCAAAATTTCTGTTGGCTGGTAATAGAACGCTTTAGGCCATGGACCATTTAGTGTTTTAAGACCGATCAACTGATAACTATCGTAATCCAACACAGTAAGCGGGTAATCCAAACCGCCATTCACAATCGGATAACCGTTGCTATTAGTCGCTATACGTACAAACCCTGAATTTATAGCTAAAGGTCTTGGATAAAAAGCGTTGATTGTCGTTGAAGACACTCCTGTTGGGTAATTTACATTGAGTTGGTATGTTCCAGCTTCATTGATATTACCCCCAGCTCCACTACCAAAAGCAACAATTTTAGTGCCGTTTGTTATTCCTGTACCAGATATTGTTTGATTCAGATTTATTGCCCCTGAAGTGATTGAGGTGACAGTTAAAGTTGTTCCTGATATAGAACCCGTAAACACCGCTCCAATTTCTCCGTTTGGTCCAATTGTGTATTGCGTCTGACCTGATGTGAGCGTCCAAATAATTTCAGATTGATAATACACCATCATTTCTTCATTTGACCATTGGTCAAGCATGTTTAACAACATATTGAAAGCGTCTTGAGCCGCATCTGCTGTTGGCACTTCACCAGCCTCAAGTGCTCCAATATCTTTTAATGCTCTTGAAATTATGTCATTTGGAGTTGTCATTGTAAAAACTCCACAATATCACCAACATTTAATCCTGGAGAATTAAAAGTAATTGTTGTTGAATTTGTTTCTACATAAGAACCTGGAACACTAGAACCTAATATTTGTTTGCTTCCATTGACAAATACTTTCATACTATTATTTCCAATTGTATAAGTCAAACCACTAAATACAGTTTGTCCAGCAGTTGCAATTACATAAGATTCAACTCCTGAACTTGGTAATCCAGCCAAATTATCCATTGACCATATTTGTGTACCTGATGCAGTCTGTAAAACAAACTTATAAGATATTCCACCAGTTAACCAAATTTCATTAGGAGGTCTGCCTGATGAATCTAAAACAATTGGATTTGAATTGGCAATTGAACCACTTGAACTTGTATAAGTAGCAGTAGATGTAGTCGTACCAGCAAGATAAGTATATAACAACCCACCAGCCAAAGGTACTCCATTGTTATCAAAAAATTGCCAACCAGCCCCCCCAAGTGGTGATAAATTTATACTCATAAATCCCCCTTAATATTTATTTTTAACATTTTTAAGCTGTGTTAATTTGTGGGTTAGAACCATTTTCAGAAGTCCATAGTAACTTAGCTTCATAAGAAATTACTGCTGTATCATTGTTAGTTGTTTGAATAACTGCATTTAGATTTATTGTTTCTAACCCTGATCCTCCACCAGTACCTAAAGATGCAGACCATGACATTGCTCTTGCACTATCAGTTCCACCAGCAGTATTTGAAGTGTCTTCAAAACTTTGTGACAATGGTCCAGTTATTACAGCATTTGATGAATTATTAGCCCTTACAAACATAAAATAAGTTTTTGCAAATTGAGATGTACCTAAACTATTTACACTTGGGTTATAACCTGATGATGTTGATGTCAATTCAACAGTTAATGAAAAAGGACCAATTGGCAAAACAATATAAATTATTGGTATTGCAGTTGCAGAATTACCATATTTTGCACCACCATAAGTTAATGAATTATTGCCAATAAAAATTGAATTATTAGATATTAGTCCATTGTATGCAGTAACTTGTTGACCAAAAAATGGTTTTCTACCATCAGAACTAGGAATCATTAAAACTTGACTGCTAGGCATATAGTTACCATAAGCAAAAGAACAACTCAATGGATAATTAGCTTGAGCAGTTCCAATACTTAAATTTGAATATAAAATTGCTTCATTATTTGTAAATGTATATGTTGCTGCAGTTGAATAATTTAAATTAATAATGTAATCATTTGCCCCTTGTGTATTATTCCAAGGTAAGAAAAAATTACCATCTATTTGTACAACATAAGGGTAAACAGATGCAAGAGAACCAGAACCATCTCTAGGTGTAATAACTGAAATACCAGAACCACTTGTTGTTTTATTATTATTATTTTCAAACCAATTGTTTCTGTAATAACTGCTTGCACAACCTCCAGTTGTAACAATTCCAGTGGTTGTTAAATTTGATTCACAAGTATTGTGTTCAAAAACAAATAAATCACCACCATAAAAATCAATTACATAATCATCATTTCCAGAATTAAATTCATTGTCTCTAATGTTAACAACATTATGAGCACCAGTTGCAGATGATGCCATGTAAATTGGTTTAAATAAATTAGAACCAGTTGGAGTATTTGCTGTTCCAAATGAATTTCTAATAATATCAGCATTTAAATATGCACCAGTAATTCCATATCTAAGATAAGCACTAAAAAAACAATCTTTTATTTCAATAAAGTGAATGTAAGCAGTTGGTGTTGTTTGTCCTATTCCTATTGCACTACCATTACCAGAATTAGATGCAGTAAAATACAAATCATGTATTTTTGTAAAATAAAGATTAATAGTTTGTGGATACTTAAAGATAATTATATTGGCAGCTGTAGCATTAATAATTGATTGACCATAAACTCCATATAACTCAAAACCAAAATTTGTAGCAGATGGTCCTGAAACATCAGGAATAGATAAGGAGCTAGAAATATTGTATGTTCCTTGTGGAAAAAATATTTTTTTTGCTCCACTATTTATTGCATTTTGAATGGCAGTTGTTGAATCAGTTGATCCAGTATTATCAGCACCAAAATCCAATACACTAACAGATTCTTGTAATTTAAGATTAAATGCTCTGTTAATTGCATTAGTTAAAGGTTGTTGAAATTTTGGCACTAATGTTGTCATTTTTTATTTCCTATGGTATGTTTGCAACTTTTAATCTTGCTCTTAAAGATTGAATTTCAGCAACAATTACTGCAATTTGTGCAGAAGTAGAAAAATCACCCATTTGATAAATAGGATTACCATTTGCGTCTTTTGCATCTGGTTGACCAGTAATAGCATTTGGAAATACAGTTTGATATTCATCTGTAACAAAACCCATGTCAGCAGAATTATCTGTTATCCAGTTAAATTTTCTAGGCAATAAAGCATCAATAATTGCACCACTATTTGTCAATGGTTCAACATTAGTTTTAAGTCTTCTATCTGAAGTTATGTTATATAAAACTCCAGTTGTTCCTGATTGAGTAATAGATCCAACTTCAGCAACCCCATAGCCAAAGCCAAAATATCTTGTTCCTGATGAAGTTCCAGTTAAATGATTATTAATCCAATAACCAAATGCTGGAGTGTAATAACATCCATTTGCACTTTGATAACCAGTTGATGTAAGTCCAATTAAAAAATTTCCTGAAGTATCAATTGTTGCATAAGTAGTTGCACCTGCTTGTAATGAAAGATTTGTACTTGATCCTGCTCCTACAATTGGAGATAAAACAGATGTACTTGCTGTGAGTGTTGTAAATGCCCCAGTATTTGCAGTTGTTGCTCCAACAGTTCCATTGTGAGCACCACTAAATCCAGTAGCAGTTAAAATTCCTGTACTTGGAACAAAACTTAATTTTGTTGAGCTAGTTGTTTGAGGTAAATTACCAGTTGTTGCTGAAACAATTGTTGGATACCAAGTTGCACTAGAACTTGTGTTATCTGTAATTGCTATATTTGTAGCATTAGTTGCAGTACCAACAGACAAAGTAGATTGTGCTACCCAAGTAGGAGCAGAGCCATTAGACTCTAATACATATCCACTTGTGCCAATTCCAAGTTTAGATAATGCAGAGCCAGATGCATAATAAGGCAAGTCCCCTGCTGTGAAGCTAGTAAGTCCAGTTCCTCCAGCAGTTGTTGGAGTAGTTTTCCAACCAATTACTTGAAGTGTTGATGAATTATCTTTATAGAATAATTTGCCATCAGTATAGTTAATAGCCAATTCACCACTAGCTAAATTGCTAGTAGATGGAGTATTCCCTGTAGTACCAGAGTTATACAGTATTATTGGAGTGTAATTAGTCTGAGCCATTTTTATATATTAGGTGTAAAAACTTGAGGCATCCAAGGAGGAATTACAGCTTGCTTTTCCAATGATTTTAACTGTTCTTGCAGTCTTGAGGTAATAATATTTACACCATCTTTCATGGTTTCAGCCTCAATCCAATTAGCTACCATTTGTTCAGTTACTTGCTCAAAAGGCACTTTAATTTCTGGATTTTGAAACCACCAATTACCTTCAGTTTCTACCTTTTTATCATCTTCAGTAGCAGTTACAAAGTATTTGGCATGGGTAATTAGCCCATTTTCAGCATTTATTTCAAGTATTTTCCAAACAATTTCCATTTAAAATGCCTCCTTTTCAACAATTAATGTATTAAAAAGT